AAGCCATCATCGTTAAATCATCTTCTTTACTCATTTTATAAAGTTTAGAAGTTTCAGCTAACGTCAATGGCTTACTGAATATTCTTAGAGGTTTATCATCTTCACCCCATTCAGGCACTTCGATTACTCTTACATCTTGCTCTGCAAAATGCTTTTTCGCGTTATCTATTGCTGACATCGTCTTATACTGTTGTTGATGTTAAAGCACCATTGCCTTGCACTGAAATACTTGCTTCAACCAATCCATCAAATGATGCACTTCTTGAAACACCAGTGACAATAGCTGAACCAGTATAATAAGTATCGCCTGATGCATCGCCTTCAGGATATACATTAAGTGTTACTTCTGAGCCAATAGTTAAAGCACCTTGACCTGAAGTATCAGTCTCATCCCAAAATACATCTAAACTTCCTGAGAAAGAAGTCAATGATGATTTATAAGTTCTAGCAGAATCACCCATTGAAGTATCTTCTAAAGTATCAGCAGATTCCTCAATTGAATATGATCTTATTTCAGCTACAGCATTAGAACCGACTTTTACAGTTCCTTCACTTCCTTTATGTGTTGCCATTTTCTACCTCGTCTTTCGACTTTTTCTTAGAAGAAGATTTAATTTTATCTTGCGAATGGACTGCTTCCTCTTTCCAACCCATATTCAATAATGACTCAACCTTAGAAGGATGAGCTATTATAGAAACTTTACCATTTGGACTAATCATTTTCATAATTATCTCCTATTATACTGCTACATCAGGATTTTTTTCCTTGACATAGTAATTACTTATAAAGGTTAAAGAAACAAATCCTAATGGTTTCTCACCTTCGCTGTTAAACTCAATTTCAGTTGATTCAAGATAAGTATCTTTAGCTAAACCGCCTAATGTTCTATCAGCAGCAATAGCTTCCTCAACCTCTTTACTTATTGTATCAATAGTATCATCAAAATTGCTTGTTGCCTTTGCATATCCTTCAACAACTACTGATAATTCTCTACTCATAACTCTATCAGTACCTATAACAATAGGCTCTGATGTTTCTAACTTTGTATATATAACTAAAGCTGGTAGTTTAGAGTTTTCTATAGGATAAACTCTAGATTCATAAGCATTAGAACCAGTTGTAGATAAACCAGTTAGTGTAGTACCAAAATATTCTCGTATTTGTTGTCTTATATGATTTGCCATTACACTTCCTCTAACATTAAAGCAGTAAGACCTGTTCGATCTTTTTGCACATCAATTATAGTATAGTTTTGTGCTGCTTTTAGTATATCACCCTCAACAGTTGTTGTTGCACTTGCATTAAGTAAATCACCCTGTGTAACACTAGGAACATCTATGCTTCTGCAATATGCTATAGGTTTAGTAGCTTCTACACCAATACCTGTGTCTTGCTCTACATACTCTCTATTTAAAATAATTTTTATAGCTGTAGATACACCACCTCTTATATAAGTAGCATTAATAGCATGACCAAAATCAACATCAAAATATGCCAACATATCCTCTTCAGTCTCTAACATATACTGTGACATTATTGTTCCTCTAAAACTACTTCAATAAGACCTGTATTATCAGGCATTACTGTTTTAATTGTGAATAATGTTTGTGGTACAAGTGTATTGCCATTATTTGTAGTAATAGCATCTACTTTTATTTGATCACCATGATTTATGTATGGTGCATCAGTTGATTTTATTATTGCTCTTGGTTGATAACCATCTACTGGCACTGAACCAGTTGCAATACTAAAGTATTCTTGATCAATAATTATATTTATAGGATAAGAGTCACCTGTATCTATATCATGCCAAGTATCTATAAGGCTTGTTCTAGAATCCCATAAGGTAGTTTGTGTTTCAATGAAAGTAGCAGATACACCATGAGCATTTGGGTCTACATAAGAGTTAAAATCTGCTGAACTCTCGATAGGCATTATTTTTTAGCTCTTTTCTTTACTGCTTTAGTTTCAGATTTTTTAAGACCTACGCTTCTGTTTGCCTTTTTAGCTTTTGGTTTCTCTTTATATAGTTCAGCCTTCTTATTAGCTACAAGATCAAAACCCTGTGCCTTATCTAGCTCAACTATATCTCCAACACTAACTCTTTTGTTGTTAGCTACTGTATCTCTTAAAATTAGATATTTATGCTTATCATTAGAGGTGGGGTTTTTCACCCCACCATTTTCTGTAGTCAACATTAAGCGTCTTTACCTAAACAGAAAGATACTGCATTTCTTACAGCAACATCTACCATTTGGATACCAACAACTCTAACTGTTCCTGAAGAAGAGTTAGTGTATGGGTCAACAATGATGTCTAAACCACCAAAGAATCCAACTAATAGGTCTGAGAAGTTACCAAAGTAATGGTCACCTGATGTAGGCTGATTAGAAACAACAACACCATAGTTGTTAATTCTTCCATCTCTATCTACAACAAACTGAGCTGTGCCTGTAGCCTTTTCAGTTGTTTTAAGAGTACCATAATCATCAGCTCTCATAATGTAAGAAAGGTTTCCTATTAAAGCATTATCCACAGCAACTTGGCTTTCCATATCTACTGTTTCTGCCCATGTTGGGTTAGCAGCAGCAAATACTACAGAATTAATACCAGTTGTATTTTTAATACCTCTTGGGTTACCTGATGTGCCTGAGCCTTCTAATGCAGCACTGTCAATAGCTAAAGCCATGCTTTGTGCTATATCGTTTCTGATTAGATTCTCAACGTCTAAAGAGCTTTGATTTAAAAGCTGTCTAGTGACATCTGTAAAACAACCTAAAGTCTTAGGTGTCATTGTCACACTACCAATTTGCATTTCTGACTCTAGTACTGGGTCACCTTCACTTGATACAAAAGCTGCAGTAGAAGTACCAGTTTTCTTAGGTATTTTTACGTCACCCTGCAATCCTCTTAATAATGTAGCCCCTGCTGACATTACTGAAGATGAGTTCCTTAATGCATCAATGAAATCACCAGCTCTAAAGTCTTGTCCTACCGCACCAGCATCATCAGTGGTATTCAAATCTCTTTGATTCCATTCTCTTAATACTTCAGGTGGTAACATAAGACCCTGTGAGTTTCTTCCATATGCTTCAGAAGCAGCAGCAGAACATTCAAATTCAAATTCTGCAGCTCTTTGAGCAGCTCTATCTGAAGGGTTAGCTAGTGCGTTAATTCCTCTTACTAGGCTAAATCTCTTCATTTCTTTTTTGCTTAGTCCAATATCTTTTGGAGTTTCAAGTGGCTTACTAGCAATAGTTTCTAGTAATTCACCTCTAAACTCTTCAATAGTTTTGTGTTCAGCAATCGCTTTTGCAGCTAAGTCTTTTTGATTATGTCTTTCAGCTAACTTATAAATCTCTTGTGAGTTTCTTTTTAATTCAGCTTTGACTTCTTCAGCAGATTTAGCTTTAACTTCGTCTAAATTGACTTCGTTATCCATTTTTATCTCCTTAAAAGATTGAGAACGTCCAACACCAACTAGTCTACTTTGATCTGCAGGGACTGACACAGAAGATACTTCCATTGGAGTCCAAGCTGCTCTATAAGCAACCTCTTTAGAGTCTTTTATTCTCATTAGTTTATTTACGCGGTATCCGACTGAAATATTCATTCTTATACCATCCTTCACATCTTCAAACACTTCTGAAGCAAGTCGACTTTTACCAAATCGAACTACAGCAATTGTCCTTTTAGCTGTTTCATCTAGTCTGAAATCTTCTATTACACCTATTTGCTTAGTCATGTCATGATCTAAAAGCAAAGGTGCTCTGCCTGAGTTAATAAATTCCATATTAACATCATCGGCTTTATGACTTAGTATTTCCATGCCAAATGATCTCTCAACTGGCTCTTCTGAAGATACGCCTATTCTGACAGTCCTTGTATCTTCATCAATAAATTTTGCTCTAGACAAATCTATGTTTCTATATCGCATTGGCATGTCTACAACAGTTCTCTCTTCCTCAGGCTCATCATAGCTTTCTTCTTCTATGACTTCCTCTTCAACCTCTTCGGCTTCATGTTTAGCATATTCAATAACAACAGATTCATCTGTTTCGCTTACGTTTAATATATGTCTATCTTCTTTATCTTTCATAAGTTTATCCTCTTTTTTAGGCATCTTCGTCACCGCCTTCAATTATCGGCTCTATGGGTGCTTTAGTAGCACCAAAAGGCTGATAAGCTAATTCTATATCATATTCTTTAGCCAATTCTACCTCTTTTTGATGTTGTTCAAATAATTCCTCAACATCACGACCATAGTTAGCTGATATGTCACTATATGTGACTGTTCCATTTTGCAATCCTATAACATTAGCGTTCATTTCTTTAAGTGGGTCTATCCAAGCAAAGTTTCTTGGTATAAATGTTGCTGATGCAATAAATTTGTCTATTTTTTCTACTGGTAGTGATAAATAGTTAGTAGCAATAGCCATTTCTAACCATTCTTTAAATATTGGCTCAATCATGTGCTCTATCATAAATTGTTGCCATATTTGATAGCTGCTTCTATCTTCTAAGCTACCTTGTCTAATTGAAGAGTAGTTTACTGACGTTAAATCGTTGCTTAAAGCATGATATGAAATATTTAAACCACTAGCTATGCTTCTTAATACGCTGGAAGTAAAGCCTTCAAATGCACTTGTTGGATGTTGTGGGTCAAATGATTGAAATGATACACCTGCTGGTAATTGCTCAAACGTACCTGCATTTGCAGTTTGTACTGGATTACCATCTATCTCTTCTGAGTCACCAACATAACCATCACCATCAGGTGAAGTAAAGAAACCCATTTTAGAACTTGCAACTCTTGCAGCAACAATCTCAGCTTCAAGATATGCATTAAGTTGTTTAACATTAGCCATTACAGTTGCAATATTAGTAACACCTCTCGTTTGTTCAGGTCTTGTTGGCATGTATAAGTGTATTATTTCATCAGCAGGTACAACTATATGCTCGTTTTCATTCATATAAGTTCTATCAAATGGATGATTCTTGTAAAGATGGTATGCAACTGGCTTGTCATACTTATCAACCTCAACACCCATCTTAATTTCATTACCAGTCTTAGGATTATGCTTGTTTAAATCTTCATCTAGGTGATCTGCTTCTAAAAACTGTATTTGAAAACCAAAAGGTGAATCTTCTTTCTTAAGTTTCCTAATTAAAACCTCACCATCCCTTGCTAAGGCTTCTATAGCTATCTTTTGACAATCTAAAAACGATAATCTGCCATTAGCTGTGCAATTACCCATTTTTGACCATTGTTTCCATGCATCTTCAATGAGTTTGTTAGCTCGTATGTCTAATTTGCCTTGATTGACATCATCATCAAGCCTTACCTTTGCACTTAGCCTAATCCCTGCTTTACCTATGACATTTGAGACCATTAGGTTCAAATATCTTGCAATATGTGAGTCATTTCTAGCTAATTCTCTAGCTCTATCTCTTAAAACTCTTATATTGTCTTTAATTTCTGCATCTGCTGATGCTGAACTTGTTATGAAATCTGCAAAAAGCCTACCAGTGTTTGCACCTGCATAGCTTCTTTGTCTTTTAAATTTACGTTTAACTGTTGGTTTCTTAGAACCAAAGTTGAATACTCTGTTATACCATGCCATTTTATGTGTAACTTGTTGGATTAATTGTGTATGATGAACCAAATTTGGTTAATATTGTAGTACCTGAGCTTTTACCATTTTTAATTGCTGCTTTTTTAACTTCTTTATCATATTCAGCTTGATATCTATCTTTTAACTGAAAAAGCTCGTCTATAGACATTCTAGATAGTGATCTACCAGCAATAGACATAGAACTTTGATCCATAGTGGCTCTATTCTCTATAACCGCTTTTACTGCATCTAATACTATCTTTGCATGGCTTCTAACTGAAGCAGATGTAGTTGCATAATTGTCTTGTATCTCAATATAACCTTCTGCAATTTTAACCCTAGCAGAATCAGATGTTCTTGTTATATAAGATACCCAATTATATTCACCCTTTGTATAACTTCCTGTATCACTTGTGGAAATTATGTATTCATCATTCGACTCTGTTGCAGTCAGGGTAAAATTAGATGCAGTTGCACCATCAATGAGATTAAATTCATAAGACAACGAATAATCAGCAGTAGGGTAATCAGTAGCTAAATTATCTTTTTTCCATGCCCAAAAGTCACCAAGCTGCAATTCATCAGGAACTTCAGTTGGATAGTTGGTTGAATCAAATTTGTTGCTCAATCAAAAACCTCATAATAAATAGATATATCTAATCTTATATTACTTGAATAAACCTTTTTTGCAATATGGTAAAGGGATTATTTAATATTTCCACGATGTAGCAAAATTTTTTCTATTTATGCCTTTTTTAGCTTTTGCAACTCTATTTGGGTCAGGCTCTTGTGCATTACCTGTTAATAACTTTTGTTCTATGACATCAAAGTTAGGATTTAAGATATATGCTGCAGCTAAAGCATAACAAATAGTATCTAATGCTTCATTACGTTCTCTTATCTGTTTCCAGTACAAAGTCTTTCTACCTTTTACAAATTTAACAAATCTTTGCTCTGCTGTAAGTTGTTTAAAATACTCCTCATCCAGTTCACTTGCAAAGTGCAGAGTTGAGTAACCATATTCAACAGCAAGTCTAGAATAAATGACTTCTTTAGCTGTATCACTTCCTACTGGGTATAAAGTGTTATTCTCTTTACCAACTCTTGTTGGTTTACCTACAACAGTCTTTCCGCTTTGTGATTGACCTTTTATTGCAAATATCCTTCTACCTTTCTTGTTTTTAGTGAAAGCATAGACCATTTGTGTTTGGAAACCTGAGTCAATGGTAGTACAAGCTATAGTCATGGCTCTTCCTGCATGTGTTTTAAATTTAGTTAGCAAATATCTATCTAATTGATTCCAAACGTCTTGTTGACCTGTAGAACCATACAAAATCTTGTATTCAACCACCCACATCTCATAATTGTGCGAAAAAGCCACAACTTGACACTCAAGACGATCTTTTTGCACATCAACTCCGCATGTAAGCACTAATGCTTCATCAGGTATGGTTTGACTATCATAACTTTCTCTTCTTGATAGTAGTCCTTCTGCTTCTACAGCTTCCTCAGGTTCAGGTTGCCATGTTTCACCTAAACTGGTATTTATAAATGTTTTTAACATTTCAGGTTGTTTTTTAGATTCTAAGAAATTTTCTGCCATTGATGCCCATGTGCTAAATACCGAGTAAAGCTCGTTAAGATGAAATCCTGCTGTTTTCTTAGTTTTTGCTGTAGCTCTCCATTCTCCATTCTTTAGCATCTTATGTTTTTTTGATTCCTCAATAACACATCCATTCTCTTCGCATGTATATATTGCAGTTTCAGGTTTATTATCTTCCCATACAACATTTGACCATTTTAGCGTTTGCATGTGTCCACATTCAGGACAAGGAACATAATAGTATCTTTGATCGCTTTCCTCAAAAGCAGCTTCAATACGAGACAGACCTTTAACTGTTGGTGTGCTACATAGATAGATTTTGCGATTAAAAAAAGTCTGTGTACGTTTAGATGCTAGTAATACTGGGTCACCCTCACTACCTACACTTGCTTCCATTCTATCAACTTCATCAATACATAGAATTCTTACTGCTCTACTAGCTACTGATGCAGCAGAATTAGAACCAACCATGTTTAGTGTAGTTCCGCCTAAAAACTTCTTTGATAATACTGTATTAGAGCTATCTTTGCTTTTTGACTCATTTAGTCTTGCTTTTAGCACTGGTGTATCTCTAAGCATGTTTGCTAGTTTTTCTTTACTGTAGGCTTGAGCCATTTGTAAAGTAGGTTGCATAACTAAAATTGGTGATGGTTGCATGTGAACATAGTAACCAACAACATTATTTAAAATTTCAGTTGCACCAACCTGTGCAGACTTCATCCAAACAATACGTTCTATGTTTGGGTCGTTAAAAGCATCCATGATCTCTTTTTGATATGGTGCATAGTCAGTTCTGTATTTTCCACTAATAGCAGATGATTCAGGTGATAAAAACCTGTAAGTGTCTGCCCACTCAGATATCTTTAGTTCTGTCGGTGGTCTCCATTGCTTTTGTACTTGTTCCAGTACGTTCTGCATATTCTGCTGGTATTCCATCTCCTGATAACTCCTCTAATGCTTCATATATACTTTTTTTGATTAAACTTGATGCTTCATTAAAATCTTCTGCTGCTAATACTTGATGAGCAAGATTTGTTGGTATATTTAAAAACTTAGCATGTGCATTGCCTACTAAACCACTCCAATAGTCTCTAACAAGTGATGCAGGTATCAACTTGCCTTCTAACTGATTAACTTCTAGTTCTGCTTTGTCTGCTTGGAACTTTTTAAGTCTTGTTGACTCTTCAACAATATCACCGCTATTACCAGTCTTTTTGTAGTGATTCTGATTTTTTCTTAAATGTTCTAAATATTCACGTCTAGCAAATTCAATATCTATTGGCGATCTGCCCTTATGTACTGTAATTACGCCATTTTTAACGAGGTTTCCCACCGCTTGAGGTGAAATGAACAAATGATCAGCTAAATCCTTCTGAGTAGCCATACGTTAACGAGAATAAACCTGATTTTGTTGACCTTCGTCTAGAAAAATAAAAAAATCGCAACCTTCGATGCTTCTTCTTGTCAGTAAGAACCTACTCATTTGGCTACCGCCTTCTTTAGCTCTTTATCTAGCTCTTTTTTGTATGTGCTATTGACAACACTCTTGCCAATCTTAAAGAAATCTAAGAACTTTCTATGTTTAATGAATGGTTTAGATACAGCCAACAACTTACTCTTACCATTGCCTATGTTCTTCCATAGTGCATCATTAGCGAAGTAGACTTTCTTAGGTGCATCAGCTTTCTTACCTTTTAAACCTATGATGTTTCCATACTTGTTTAGCCTATCACCACCAGCAGAACTGACTGGTGCAAGTATTGATGTTTGCTTTGCTTTCTCTATGCCACCCTCATATACATATCTTAAATACTTTGCTGCAATGTCTTTAACAAATACTAATGCTGCTAAGTCATTAGGCTTTGCTTGAAATTTCTTAGGCATTACTACTGATTTAGTTGTAAATGGTGTTGGTCTATCTAACTTCTTTGATAGTTGTGCAACCTCTGCTTTTACTACCTTATGTCCTACGTTATTTATAGCGTTAGCCATAGCTGTTGGTGCATGTTTCTTTTTAAACAAACTAAGCTCTTTCTTTACCTGCCTTTCATTTGTTTTTATTTTAATAGATACAGTCATAGTTCCTCATAATGTGCTATCAACTTATCAATATACCATTTAGCCTTTTGTAAGTCTTGTATGTTAGCGTTCTTCATACGATGTCTATGTATGTATTTGATAGCTGAACCCTCTAGATAACTAGGAAACTCTGAGCCTAATTGTTGTTTGATGTACTCAATACACTCCACCTTACCATTGTTATAGTGTGCAGGTCGTGAGACTGGGTCATGCTTTTTCTTTTTAATACTCATGTTTACTTTACTCCTTTTTGTTAATTTATCTTCAGTGTTCTGAAACGACCACTCAAAGAATCTATCTATCGCTTTTCCTATCATCTTTCTTTTTCTTTTTCTTTTTCTTGCTAAAGATAGCTTCATAGTTATCCTCATACTTCTTTGTATTCTCAGGACGTCTTGAACTACCTTTACCACCATGCCATTTAGTCATAACTTATCCTTTCAAAATTTACAGTCTTATCTAACTTAGACAATAACTCTTTTGCTTTCATAAAGTCCGATGGGATACATCTAAGTAATTCCTCTACACTAAAAATCATCATATCAGGCTCATCTTTATGTATCTTGTTTAAGATTGGCTTCTCATCATCAGTATCACAAACTATTGCTGTTTTCATATCAAAGTTAAAACATCTTGTATTAGGTTGTATTCTTGTATAGCCACTCTCTTCACATTTCTTGTTAAGTGCATCAAAAGCTCTATGCATCATTTCAACCATTTGTATTTTCTTTTTTGCATGACCATTGTGCATTGTATCTCTCAATAACATCTCAGCTTTGCAGAACTTAATCTCAAACTTAACATCTACCATCTTAAATATTCTTTTTCTGCTACCCCACCTGATATATGTTTCAGATTCATAATCTCTAAGCTCTTTTAACTTTGTCTCTAAAGTTTCATCTAAATATGTTTTCATTCGTAATCTCGGAACATTACACGGAACGGAAGGAAATATCTAAGATATATTTCCCTTCCTTCCGCGTTATTATATGTTTGCTCGGAACTAATTCCGTGAAAATTCCGTGTAAATTCCGTCATACTTCCGACCCAAACTTAGGTTCTAGCTTAGAAAACTCTGCTGATTGGTAACCTAAATCAGGATTATACTTAGCATAACCATTATCTTTTAACCAAATTAATGCTTTTCCAATCGTATCAGTTTTCTTGTTATTACCATTCTCATCTTTAACTGTTAAATGTTTTGCCCAAAACCACTCCTCATCAGGTGCATTTTTATTGGCTATATATGCTTCACGTTCTAATGCATCTAACACTATTTTCTTAGCATAGGTTATACCTTTAGTTTTCTTTTCTATCTTATGTTCTGTTTCTTTTAAATATCCTGATGTTAAATTTAGCCCAGCACCATTAAGATGCACTTCATGGAATATCAGGTCTTTTTTAGCCATACCTTGACCATCTTTATTAAGTGTCTGCTCAAAAGATACAAGCATCTGCTCGTCTGTAAAACCAGTAACATACTCATCTTTTCTTTCTACTTTAAACTCATAATCTAACGATGCACCCATAACACTTGAACCTCTACCTCTTGATGCATTGCCATGTCCTGTGTGATGCACTAAACATACACAACACTTATATTTAGATATAAGCATATCTAATTTATTAATAAAGTTACCCACATCCTCTGCTGAGTTTTCATTGCCTGAAAAATTACGCTGAAAAGTATCAATGACAATCATTCCCAAATCACCAGCTTCTAAAATTATCTCTTTTATTTCTTCCTCTAATGCATCAAAGTCATTAGTATCATTTATTCTAAAAGCCTTGTCTGACAAATATAACGGTATACCAGCTAATTTTTTATATTTATCCTGATCAATAGCTGCAAGTCTACGCTTTACACCCCTTTGACCCTCACCACATACATACATTACTGGCTGTCCAAATGCTTCATTGCCATAAAAACTTTTAGCACCAGCAATAGATGCAGCCATGTCAATAGCTATAAAAGACTTACCACTTTTAGGTGCACCAAATATACACATTAATGATTCTTTTTCTACAACGTCTTTTATTAACCAATCAGGATTATCTACTTGGTCTAACAATGCATCAGCCCTAGTAAATCGAGCATTTAAACGCGGTGCACTATCTATAAAAGATTCAAATGTATTGTCCTCATTAAAATCCAACCTTTCAGCAGCATCCCACAAATCATCTTTATCGTTAAAACTCTCAGGTGGTTGGACAACTTTAACTTTACATTTTTGTTTTCTTAATTTGTCTCTTAATTCTCGTGCACATTTTTTCCCAGCATCATCATTATCAGGCCAAATAATTATCTCTCTTCCGTATATTGGACTCCAATCAGCCTTCTCCCAACTATTTACCCCACCATGCCAAGTAACACAATCGCCTTCATATATCTTTTCTGCACCTAATAAAGCTTTTTCACCTTCGCAAATGACTATAGGTTTATCTTTATGCTCTTCAGTGTTTTTAAAATATATTGGCATATCCCCTTCAGGTCTTTTCATTGACCAAGAACCATCAATGTTCTTTATAAATGGTGCATACTTTTGCTTTATATGATGCCCATCAGGAAACCTCATAACCCAAAAGTCATTAGCGTACTGCAACGCCACAACTGCTTGTTTTAAAAGGTTTCCCATCTGTTTTCTATCAAATGATCTTGCATTGCCCTTGTTAATGCCATTTGGGGGAGTCACACTAACACTGAGTAAGGAGTCAGAGGACAATGCTTGATCATAACCAAATTGTTTTAAAACTGTTGTTACATCTTCATTTAAATATTTTATTAAATCTACAACCCCACCACCAAAGCCACCTTCAAATGTATAAAAAGTGCCTTTCTCTAGGTTAAGAACCATACTGCCATGAGTACCCCATCTCATTTCTGTAGATGAGATACTCTTAGGCTCACCTAGAAGCTGCTTGGCAACTTCAGGTGCTATTTTTACCCAATCAACAGACTGCATCAGAAAGGAATATCATCGTCAGATAGCTCAGATGTCTTTACTATCATGTCATTCACTTTATCTGCAAGACCTTCATTAGGTGATACAAAACCATCATCATCATCTGCTGCTGCATCAGGGTCTATATACCAATCAGGTACAACATTGCCATTAAATCTATCTGCCCATTTACTAAACTTAAATGAAAGCTCTGATGAACTACCCATGCCAACTTGTATGATTTTTGAACCAGTAAACTCTACAACTGGCAATTTGCCGTGGTTGTTAGCTACATCATGCCAAAACAAATCAAGCAACTTGTCAAATGCACTAGTTTCAGCAAAAGAAAATCTTTGCCATAAATAAGGATGCTCTGCACCATGTGGCATTACCCAACAAGAAAAAGCTCTTTTCCATTCCTCGCTTGGTCTTTTTTCAGGAACAGTAAATTTACTATCCCATTTATATTCAAAACCATCAGCCTTTGTATATCTACCCCATCCTGATTTAAAAGTTTCAGGGTCTAGCTGTAGATATTTAACATCAACCTCAGTTTCACCATTAGCATAAAACTTCTGACCCATTGTTTTGAATCCTAAGTAGATTTGCTGTTTATTTTCGGTATTTCCCATACCACCTAATATACTCATATATTCTCCATTTAATGTATCGTCAAATTCTCGATACTGTTTATATAATCAGTTTCAAGTTGGGTATAACACCTTTCCTTAAAACCCTCATAATCCTCATCGTTTATGATTCCTAAGAACTCACATGCAACTTGGATTTTATTGTAGGAACTCCTACAAAACTCTTCAAAATCTTCCTCAAACAAATAACTATTTAAGTCCATTAGCCTTTTGTACGACTTCATCTAACCTCTCACATACTTCTGATAGTGGACACATATAGTATTGTTCCCAATTCTTTTTATACCCACTCTCCATTAGATATAGAGGTATTACACACATAATTTTGCGTCTGTCATACTTATAAATTAATACTGGTATTAAATCATCAGCAGCACTCTCTACAGCTTGATTCCACCAGTCGTTTTTAAATACATCACTTAGACCATTACCTTTGTATCTTTTACATTCTATTGCTAAGTTACCCCAGTAAATATCAGCCATGCCTTTTGTTTGGTATTGATCTAGATTTCTTTTAACAGTCTCAGTGCTACCTTTAGATGCAAGATAAGTATTAATCTTTTTGCAAATAACTCTTTCAAAAGCTGCACCTTTAGTTCTGCTGTTAATTGGCATTTACTATGATCTCCTTTTTACCAGTATCGTGATAAGTAATGGTTAAAGTGTTACCTTGTTTTACCTCAGTGTAACCAGCACCATTGTTTACATGGATATACCACTCATCCCTTTCTTTGTTTAGCTTTAATCTTTGCAGCTCAACTATGTCTTTATACTGAGTCATAGCCTTTCTCTGCTTCATAAGTAACCATGCCAAGTTTAATTAGCATTTGACTAGCTTGTTCTATTGTTAAGTTATTTTCTATTGCAAAGATTTTTATGTCTTTGTGTAGCTCTTCAGGAATCCAAAGTGCTTTTTTAATTACTTCATCCATTGTTTTGACTCTCCATATTTATATTAAAATTAATTTGATAATAAAGCAAAGACTTTATTACATCTTTCTCCAAAAACCTTATAC